CGAAGCATCAAGAAGATGAGCTTCTCCGAGCTGCTCGTCGTGCGGCAGAAGTACCAGGATGAAATCCGCACACTCGAGGCGGTCAAGCGCATGCAGAATGGTCTGGGCGGTGGGCGTCGCATCCAGGTGGCAATTCGATGAGCACAGGAGAGATCGACCGCTACAGCTCGCGCGTGCTCGCCGAGTTCATGGCGCGCAGGAAGATCGAGAAAGCGATGGCCAAGCGCAGCGGGCCCGGCTTCTCAGCCGCCATGATGAGTCGGCTCACCGCCGGCATGCCGACGTCGACGCTGGCGGTCAATGCGGAGCTCGACAACGCGCTGGGTCCGTTGCGTGCCCGGGCGCGGTCGCTCGCGGTCAACTACGAACATGGCCGGCGGTTCCTGTCGCTCGTTGCCGCCAACATCATCGGCGCGGACGGCCCGACGCTGCAGGTGCGCGCAATGCGCGACACAGGCGGCCTTGACGTGACGGCAAACGATGCCGTCGAAATGGCATTCAACCAATTCCAGAAGCAGGTGGACGTTCGCGGCCTGATGGACATGGCGCACCTGCAGCGGGTCGGGGTGATGGCGGTGGCCCGTGACGGCGACGTGCTGATCCGCAAGCGGGTGACGCGCGACGCCTTCCAGGTGCAGCTGCTCGAGGCCGATCGCCTCGACGAGAACATCAACGGGGCGACGAAAGAGGGCAACCAGGTGCGGCTGGGCGTGGAGGTCGACACAATGGGCCGGCCGGTCGCCTATCACGTTCGCACCCGCCACCCAAACGACAACTGGCGCAACAACGGCGGCGACTTCGTCGAGCGGATTTCCGCCAGCGAAATCTATCACCCATGGCTGCCGGTGCGACCGGAGCAGGTGCGCGGCTACAGCTGGATGCACGCGGTCATCATCAAGTCCGGCCTGCTCAACAAATTCTCCGAGGCGGCAGTGACCGCGGCCACCATCGGCGCTTCGAAGATGGGCGTTTTCACCCGCAAGGAAGGCGCGGACGGCGCGGCGCTTGCCCAGCTGGGCGACGGCGAGCAGGACAACGCGCTGCAGATGAGTGCAGAGGCGGGGGAGTTCTTCGAGCTGCCTGCCGGGTATTCGCTCGAGACGTGGGATCCGCAGTACCCGAATGAACAGTTCGGCGGCTTCGTCAAGGCCTGCATGCGCTCGATGGCCACCGGCCTGGACGTAGCCGCGCACAACCTGTCGGGCGACATGACCGACGTCAACTTCAGTAGCGCGCGTATCGCCGAGCTGTCCGAGCGCGATTCGTGGATGACGCTGCAGCAATGGTGGATCAACTCGGTGACGATGCCGATCTACCGCGACTGGCTCGCCTGGGCGCTGGCTCGCGGCGACATCACCTTTCCAAGTGGCTCGGCGCTGCCGGCCTCCCGGTACGAGAAATTTCTGCGCGCCTCGAAGTTCTTCGGGCGGCGCTGGGGCTGGGTGGATCCGCTCAAGGACATCCAGGCCTCCCGCGAGGCGATCGCTGAAGGGCTTGCGAGCCGCACCGAGATTGCCGCCAACAAGGGCCGCGAGTGGACGGAGATCGTCGCGGAGCTCGCGGAGGAAGAAGCCGTACTGAAAGCCGCGGGCATTCCCCGCGCCACGATCACGCCTGCGGTGCCTGACGCCGCGCCAGAGGGAGCATCTGCATGAGCATGAGGCGAGCACGTTCAATGGACGCCATCCCGGCCGACGATGCGGAAACGCGCGTCGTGTCGATGGCGATCAGTTCCGAGGAACCGTACGAGCGGTGGTTCGGGATCGAGGTCCTGCAGCACACAAATGATGCGATCGACATGTCGCGCATCGGCGATGGGCGCCACCCCCTGCTGCTCGAGCACGACACGCGAAAGCAGATCGGGGTAATCGAGTCTGTGGCCTTGGGTTCGGACAAGGTGCTGCGCGCCACTGCGCGCTTTAGCCGCTCCGCTCTGGCCTCAGAGATCCTGCTCGACGTGCAGGACAAGATCCGCACCCTGGTGTCGGTCGGGTACGAAATTTTCGAAGTGACCGAGACCAAGCGCGACGAAGCAGGCAACGAGCAGACCAGAACCCTGACCGGGGAGCAGTTCAAGCGCGAGATGCGCGAGCTCCACGGTCCCCAGTTCGAGCGATTCGGCCAGGCGGCCGGTCGCGCGAAGGTGGAACAGGTACCCCTGTACACCGTGACCAGGTGGGCCCCGATCGAGGCATCGATTGTCCCGATCCCCGCGGACCCGACCGTAGGCGTGGACCGTTCGGCTGGCGCCGAACGACCGCCGGTCGAAGTGACGCCGACCCCGGCAAATCCGAAACCGAACGCGGCCCGCGCCGCACAGGAGATCATCATCGTGAGTGAAAACATCCAGAAAGACCCGGCAACCCTCGAGCGCGAGCGCACCAGCGCCCTGGTCGAGATGGGCCGCCAGTACGCCCGCTATCTGCGCGACAGCGACGTTTCCGACTTCGTCCGCAACGGCCGCTCGGTCGAGCAGCTGAAAGACCTGGTTATGGAGCGCATGACCAGCCAGCATGCCGACGCCAGCGACGTGAACCTGGACATAAGCAAGCGCGAGGCGCAGCGCTACTCGTTCGGCCGCGCGGTCGTGGCAGCCATGACCGGCGACTGGTCGCAGGCCGGTCTCGAGCGCGAGGCATCGAACAGCCTCGCAAAGCTCTGGGGCCGCTCGCCCGAAGGCTTCTTCGTACCGATGGAGGTGATGAAGCGTGACTTCAACGTCGGAACCGGTTCGGAGGCCGGCAACCTGGTGGCCACCGACCTGCGCGACGACCTCTACGTCGACGTGCTGCGCAACGCGCTCGCCATGGGCCAGCTCGGTGCGCGGATCCTGACCGGTCTGACCTCGAACGTCGACCTGCCGCGCAAGGCAACGGCCTCGACGATCTCGATCGCCACCTCGGAGGTCGCGAACACCACCGAGACCCAGCCGGCCACGGCGAAGGCAACGCTGTCGCCGAAGCGCGCGTCGGCTTTCCTGCAGGTGTCCAAGCAGGCGCTAATCCAGTCCACCCTGGCGCTCGAGCCGATGCTGCGCGACGACCTTCTGGTCGGCTCGCTGGTGCAGATCGAGAACCAGGCGATCAACGGCGTGGGCACCGGTGGCGCGGCGCGCGGCATCCGAAACACCTCGGGCATCCAGACCAGCACCGCCGGCGCGAACGGGGCGAACATCTCCTGGCCGCTGATGGTGGCGCTGGAGACCGCGGTGGCCAACGCCAACGCGATGCCCGATGCCGTCTCTGGCTACCTGATCAACACCCGCACCCGTGGCTCGGCGAAGACCACGCTCAAGGGCACCGCGGGCGCGATCGGGTTCATCTGGGACGGTGGCCCGACGCCGCTCAACAGCTACCGGGCGGCGGTGTCCAACAACGTGCCGAACAACCTGACCAAGGGCACCAGCACCGGCAGCTGCTCGTCGGTTCTGTTCGGTGCCGACTGGAGCTGGGCGGTGCTGGGTCTCTTCGGTGCACCCGACATCGTTGTCGACCCGTACTCGCTGGCCACCACCGGCCAGGTGCAGATCACGCTGAATCAGTTCTTCGATTTCGCGCTGCGCCAGCCGGGCGGCTTTGCCGAGATGCCGGATGCGCTGACGCCGTAACCGGCGCCAGAGGCTGAAAAGGGAGGGCCGGGGCAGTCGACCGGCCCTTTTCAATGACGGTACCGAGGGTCATCAAATGAAACTCAAGATCACGAATCTTGCAAAAATCTGCATGGAAAGTCGCGAGCCCTTCTATGCGGAGCCGGGCGAAATTGTCGACGTCGACGGCGACACCGGCTGGACGCTGATCGGCTCGAACCTGGCCGAGCTGGCGCCCGAGGAAGTTGAGTCGCGAGTGACAGCCAGCGAAGCAGAGAGCAAGGCGCGGCGCCCGGCGGCCGTGGTCAAGGAAAGCTGATCGATGGTCTGGCGGGCCACTGATCCGCAGGGCGGCGAATCGATGAAGATTCGCTTCGACCTGCTTCCGTATTGCCTGGGCACGGGGCTGGACATCGGCTGCGGGCCCGAGAAGCTGTTCGAGCACTTTGTCGGCGTGGACAACCTGCGCGACACGAAGCTCTTCGGCATCTCAATGAAGCCCGACGTGGTCGTTCCGACCTGCGAACGGCTGACCCTGTTCGCCGGTGAGTCTTTCGACTGCGTGCTGTCCTCGCACGTGCTCGAGCACATCGAGGATTACCGGTCGGCATTGGCCGAGTGGTGGCGCCTGGTCAAGGTCGGCGGCACGCTGATCCTGTACCTGCCGCATCGTGAGTTGTACCCGAACATCGGCGACGAGGGGGCCAACCCCGATCACCGTCACGATTTCGAAGAAAACGACATCCGCACGGCGATGCAAGCCGTGGCCGGCGATTGGGACCTCGAGGTGAACCAGCGCCGCGACATGCGCATGGAATACAGCTTCCTGCAGGTGTTCAGGAAGCTGCCGGCTGGGGCCGGACAGCGTGAGTCGTGGCAGATGGTCGACCCGCGGCCAAAGGTTGCCGTGGTGCGCCTGGGTGCGCGCGGCGACGCCCTGTGGGCCGCGTCACTGCTGCCGCACCTGCGTGAGCAGGGGTACCACATCACGGTCATCACGCAGGAGCAGGGCGAGGAAGTGCTTCGCCACGACCCGCACATCGACCGGATCATTGTCGCCGCCGAAAAGCTGTTCGCGGGCGGAATGCAGCTGTGCGGCTACTTCGTCTGGCTCGGCGAGCAGTTCGATCGGGTGATCAACCTCACCGGAACGGCCGAGACCCGCGTGCTGCCCAACAGCGACGAGGTCTTCTTTTACTGGCCGGACGACCAGCGGCGCAAGATGGCCAGTAGCATCAACTACGTCGAGGAGATGCACCGCATCGCCGACGTGCCGTATCTGCAGTCGGCCCAGCGGTTCTATCCGACGGCCGACGAGAAGCTGACGGCCGCGCGTATGCGGGTTGCGTTCAAGGGCCCTGTCGTCGTAATCGCGGCCACCGGCTCGAGCATCGCGAAGACCTGGCCGCCGGCGCACATCATGCGGTTCCTGAACCTGCTGGCCGATGCCGGCGTGCATGGCGTGGTGGTCGGGGACATCCGCACGCCGGATCGCACGCCGCCCGAGCTGGGGCCGGTGGTTCGCGATGGCGTTGCGTTCGCGCATTTCTGGGGCACGCGGATCAGCGTGCGCGACGTCCTGGCGTTCACGCTGCTGGCCGACGCGGTCGTCGGCGTGGAGACCGCTGTGCTCAACGCCGTGGCGATGGAGCCGATGCCGAAAATCGTCATGCTGTCGCACAGCACGCCTGAAAACCTGACGCGCGACTGGGTAAATACGCTGGCAGTCACCCCGCGGGCGCTGCCGTGCTACCCGTGCCACCGGATCCACCGTGACATGAGCTTCTGCACGCGCGACAACGCGACGCGGGCGGCGGCGTGCCAGGCGGCCGCGACCCCGGAGCTCGTGGCCGGCGAGATCCTCAACGTCCTGCGCATCGCCGAGGCGGCCTGATGGCCGGGGGCTACCTCCAGGCCGACCTGGCCAGCCTCATGGCGACGCGCGATTTCGCGGAGGCGGTGGTGGTTGCCGGCCAAACGATCAATGCGGTGTTCGACAACGACTACGCCCGCGTCGGCGTGCTGTACGCAACGAGCGATCCGGTGCTGACCTGCCGTAGTGCAGACGTCTCCAGTGTCGTGCGCGGCGCAGTGGTGGTCGCCCGGGGCGTCACCTATTCCGTGCGGGACATCCAGCCCGATGGCACCGGTGTCACCGTGTTGCAGCTGGAGCGCAGCTGATGCCTCATTTCACGATCGCGGCGCGCGACGCGCTGCGCACGGCCGTCACTGGCCTGGCTACCACCGGAAACCGGGTCTACACCGCACACACGCGCGATGACGCGCTGCTCTTCAGCGGCCAGCTGCCCGGTCTGGTGCTGCTGACCCCGCGCGAGGAGATTGTGCTCGATAGCGTCGGGGCGACGCTCTACCAGCGCGCGGCGAGCCTCGACGTGATTGTCTGCGTCGAGAAGACGTCCGCCGCTGCTGACCTGGGGCTTGCCGCCTACCAGATCGTGCAGGAGATCGAGGTCGCGCTGGCGTCCCCGTTGACGGTGGCCGGGCGGCTGGTGTCGTTCTACCTGAGTGGCTCGATCGAGACAGAGAGTTCTGAGCAGGGTGATCGCCTGGTGGCGATGCTCATCCTGCCGGTGCAGGCGCAGTTCTACACAACCGCAGGCGTCCCCGACGCTCACGCATAGGAGATTCACATGGCAATCAGCGTATCCACGGGGGCGACCGTAGCGATCGCCTCGACCTACGGCACGGCGGTCAACATGACCGCCATCACCAACGCAAACCCGGCCGTAGCCACGCTGGCCGCCGGCCACGGCGTCGTGGTGGGCGACTTCGTCGAGATCACCACCTCCGGCTGGGGCCGCATCGCGGGCCGACTGTTCCGGGTCTCGGTGGTGGCTACGAACGACATCACGCTCGAAGGGCTGAACACCACCAGCACGACGGTGTATCCGGCTAGCGGGGGCACCGGCACCGTGCGCCGCATCACGGCGTGGACGAACCTGTCGCAGATCCAGTCGATCAGCGTCAGCGGCGGCGATCAGCAGTACGCCGACATCACCGCAATCGATGACCTGATCCAGAAGCAGATCCCGACCACCCGCGCCCCGTTCACGGTCGGCATGACGGCGTTTTTCGACCCGGCGCTGGGCTGGTGGAGCGCCGTTCGCAATGCCCAGGCGGGCGGTGTGCCGGTGGGCATCCGAATCGTTCTGCCCTCGGGTAACCGCACGGTGTGCAACGGCTTCTGGACGCTCGCCGAGGTGCCGGTGATCGCGCGTGACGCGCCAGTCACGCACGCGATCGACGTCGCCTTCTCGGTCGACGCCACGCCGTACGCGACCTGATGGACATCGCGGACATTCAGCGTCGTGCGGCGGCGGCGCGCGAGTTCGAGCATGCGGTCGGCGAGCGCAGATTCCTTTTGCGCATCCCTACCCAGCACGAGACGCAAGTGGAGATCCTGCGCGCCGGCGGGGGCGAGGAGCGTACGCAACACGTGGCGCTCGCGCTCATGCAGCGTGCGGTGATCGAGCGGGCCATCATCGGCTGGCAGGGCGTGACGACCGGCGACCTGCTGCCCGACGAGGCGGTCGAGTACGAAACAGTCGACTATGTGCCGGTGCTGGTGCCGCTGCTGCTCGACGCCCAGCCAGATATCGGCCGGGCGCTGACCGAAGCGCTAGTCGCGCGCGTGGCCGAGCGCAACGCGAAGATCGAGGCCGCTCGAAAAAACTGACGGCGCGCGTCGAGTGGAACCGGTCCCGCCGAGAGGCAGCCCGGTTCGCGGTGGGCGGTTTCGGGGACCTAGTCCAGGCCCCAGGCGCCCCCAACGAGCTCGAGGCGCGCGCACTGCACTGCTGGAACTTCATGGGCGGCTGGCACCCGGAGCGGCTGCCGGTGTATGCCGCACTGTACGACATCGACGACATCGGCGCAGTCGTCGAAGCCACGGTCGCGATCCGCGACGCACAGGAAGCCGGCTAATGCTGACGGTCTCGGTCAACGATAACCTGTCGCTGGCCGCTGTCCGGCTGGCCGGCATTCGTTCTGAGATCAAAGACGTGGCGATTGCCCGGGCGCTAAACCGCACGGCAACCACGGTGCGGGCAAGAGCGGCGCGAGACATCAGCGCCGAGCTCGGCGGTGCGATCAAGGTCAGCCAGGTGAGAAAGGCCATCCGCCAGACCAACGCCCGGCGCGATTCGCTCAGGGCGGTGCTGCAGGCCAACGGCCGCCGGCGGATCCCGCTGTCGTCGTTTCGCCCACGGCAGACCCCAACCGGGGTCAACGTGCGGATCGGCTCGAAGGTGGTCACGGTTCCTGGCGCGTTTATTACCCGGTCGGGTGCGGTGCGCATGCGCACGCCCGACTGGCGCGCGTCGCTCTATGACCAAGTGCAGCGCAGGCGAAACCGTGTACGCCAAGGTGACGTGCCAGACGTGCCGATTGCCCAACTGTTCGCGCCTGGGGTTCCGGCGGTATTCGTGCAACCGCGCATCCTGAACGCCCAGGAGCGCCTCGCGCGCGAGCGATTCGCCGTCGAGTTCGAGCGGCAGATCCGCTTCGCGTTGTCGAAAGGCTGACATGGCTACCGAAGCATCAATCGTCATCTCCGCGCAGGACAAGTTTAGCGCGGTCTTTGGCCAGGCCACGGCTGGGCTTGGCAAGCTGCAGCAATCGGCCACGGCGCTGTCGACGGCGTTGGGCGGCATCGCGGCTGGCGGGTTTGTAGGCTCGCTGGGCGCGATGGTGCGCTCGACAGTCAACCTTGCCGACGAGCTCAACAAACTCTCGCAGCGCACCGGCATCACCGTCGAATCGCTTTCGGCAATCCAGAACGCGGCCGAGCTGGCCGATGTTTCGACCGAGGAGTTCACCACCGGCATCCGGAAGCTCAACCTGGCGCTGGTGGAAGCGCAGGACGGCACATCAAAGACCGCGCAGATCTTCAAGGCGCTCGGGGTCGACACGACCCGGGGTGCCGAGGTTGCGCTGCGTGGAATCTCCACTGCGTTCTCACAGCTGCCCGACGGCGCGACCAAAGCCGCGGTGGCCACCGAGATATTCGGCCGTGCCGGCGAGAAGCTGATTCCGCTGCTCAACGGTGGATCGACGGCGCTCGACCAGGCGCGGGCCTCGGCAGAACGCTACGGCACGCTGATCAGCGGCAAGCTGGCGGCCGATGCCGAGGCATTCAACGACAACCTTACCAAGCTCGCCCAGTCCGCCCGTGCATTGGGCGTAGGGTTTGCGAATGCGCTGGTTCCAAGTCTCACGACCATCAGCGATAACCTGGTGGTTGCGCGCGAGCGCGGCGGGTTGTTCATCCAGACCCTGCGAGAAATCGACAAGCTGGTGATCTCCGCCTTCGGTGGCGTCGAAAATCTGTTCACCGGCGGCGGCGGCTTCTTTGATCGTCGCGCGGCCGCGCAGTTCCAGTTCTACGCAAACGGCGAGAATCCCGGTAACGTCGCCAGCGGCGTGATCGGTCGGCCGGAGATGGGTCCGGGTCTGCCGGCGGGCCGAGCTCCCGATCCGGCTGCGCTGATGCGCGCACTCGCGCCTCCGCGCACCGCAGGCGCTGGCCGGGCCTCCACCGGACTGTCGCTTGACGACATGATGGCCCAAGCGGCAACGCGCCGCATTGCGTTGCAGGACGCAAACGAGGCGGGCTTTAACGCCGACGCCGACCGGCAGCAGCAGGAGCTGCTCGACTTCTATGCCGACCTGGCGATAGCGCAGCAGCTGCGCATCGAGCTGGCTCAGCAGGAAGGGGAGCGCGCCGCCGACAGCCTGCAGCGCGAGGCCGACGCGATCAAGGACCGGCTCGACCCGACGCGCGAGTACATCCGCGCGCTCGAGCGCGTGGCCGAGCTGCAGGAGCGCGGTCTGCTCAACGATCGCGAAGCATTGGCCGAGACCAACCGGCTGGCGGACGGACTGCGCAACAGTGGAAAAGCGGCCAGCGAATCGAACGATCTGGCGCGCAGTTTGGGCCTGACGTTCACCTCGGCGTTCGAGTCGGCGATCTCGGGCGGCAAAGGGTTGAAGGACATCTTCAAAGGGATTGAGGCTGACCTGCTAAAGCTGGGTACTCGGCAGCTGGTCACGGAACCGTTCCTCAAGTTCCTCGGGGGTGCAATCGGTGGCGGCGGGTCTGCAGGCGGCGGCGGCTTTGGCAGCATCGTCAGTTCAATCGCTGGCGCTTTCGGGTTTGGTGGCGCGCAACTGCCTGGCCGTGCCGCCGGCGGCCCGGTTTCTGCCGGCATGGGCTACCTGGTCGGCGAAAAGGGCCCGGAGCTGTTCCTGCCGCGTCAGTCCGGCAGCATTGTGCCCAATGGCGCGATGGGCGGCAGCACGATCGTGTTCAACGTGTCGACGCCCGACGCGAACAGCTTCCGTGCGTCGCAGGGGCAGATGCTCGCCCAGGCGCAGCAACAGATGGCACGCGCTGGCCGGAGGAACGGGTAAATGGCATTCATCGAGACGCCCCGGTTTCCGGAGAACATCAGCCGCGGCGCGTCTGGTGGCCCCGCCTACCAGACCGACGTGGTGGTCGTCAGCAGCGGCCATGAAAAGCGCAACATCACCTGGCCGCTTGGCCGGGCGCGGTACGACGTCGCTCACGGCGTGCGCACGCAGGCTCAGATGGACACGCTGATCGCGTTTTTCCGGTCCATGAAGGGCAAGGCTCACGGGTTTCGTTTTAAGGACTGGAACGACTTCTCCTGCACGGCCGCGCAGGGCCTGCTGGGCACCGGCAACGGGACCGGCACGCCGGTGCACCAGCTGGGCAAGCAGTACGTGGCAGGCGCGCTCAATGAAGTGCGCACGATCCGAAAGCCGGTATCCGGTCAGGTGGCTGTTCAGCGCAACGGGGGAGCGGTCACCGCTGGCGCCGGCGCGGGCCAGATCGCGATCGACAGCACCACCGGCCTGATCACGTTCGTCGCCGACGCGCAGGCCGCCGCCTCGAGCATCACGGTCGGCGCTACCACGACCGTCGTGCTGGCTTCAAACCCCGGCACACTGATCGCCGGCCAGCTGCTGTATCTGTCGGGCTTCACCGGGGCCGGCGCTGCGCTGGTCAACGACCGGGCGCACACGATCAACTCGGTGTCCGGTGCCGGGCCGTTCACTTTCGTCCTGGCGACCGTCACGACCGGCGCGACGATCACCCTGGGCTCTGGCCTCGGCCGGCGCTTCCCCCAAGCCGCCGATGCCCTGACCTGGTCGGGCCAGTTCGACGTGCCGGTACGCTTCGACATCGACCAGATGGCCGTGTCGATCGAGGCGTTCCAGCTCTACACCTGGGGCCAGATCCCGCTCATCGAGATCCGCGTCTGATGCTGACCCTATCCCCCGCCTACACCACCCACCTGGCTGGCGAGGTCACCGAGCTTGCGACGTGCTGGCTGATCACCCGCCGCGATGCCGTCGTGCGCGGGTTCACCGACTACCCGTCGGATCTGACGGTCAACGGCGTGCTGTATCAGGCCGCCCTCGGATACAGCGCAACCGACGTGACGACCTCGGGCGATCTCGCTGTTGACAACCTGAACCTGCAGGGTTTCATCGACTCGCCGAGCATTACGGAACCCGACCTGATGGCCGGCCTGTGGGACTACGCCGCGGTCGAGATCTTTGAGGTGATCGCGAGCAACCTCTCGGCTGGTGTGCGCCGCCTGCGGCGCGGTCGACTGGGCGAGGTAAAGCTCGGTCGCACGGTGTTCGAGGCCGAGCTGCGGGGCTTGTCGCAGGCCTTCACGCAGCAGCTGTGCGAACTCACGAGCCCGACCTGCCGGGCACGGCTGGGCGATGTGCGGTGCCAGGTCAATCTGACCCCACTGACGGTCACGGGCACAGTAACCGGGGTTACCGGACCGCGAGTCTGGACCGATAGCTCACGAGCCGAGGCGGCGGGGTACTTTACCTATGGCGTTGTGACGTGGACCTCGGGCGCTAACGCAGGCTACGCAATGGAGGTCAAAACGCACGCGGCCGGCGGTGTGATGACGCTTCAGCTGCCGATGCCGTTTGCTGTCGCTGTCGGGGACGCCTACAGCATGACGCCGGGCTGCGACAAGCTGCTGGCAACCTGCATCGGGAAGTTCGGGAACGTGTTGAACTTCAGGGGAGAGCCTCACCTGCCCGGGCAAGACAAAGTGCTGCGGGGGCCGTCGTGATGTCTGGGCTGGCGGTATCTGCGCAGGCTCGCCTGTGGCTGGGCACTCCGTACCACCATCAAGCGCGGGTGCGCGGTGTGGGTGTGGACTGCGCGGGCTTGATCATGGGCGTGGGCTCCGAGCTCGGCCTGCTCGACGTTCAGTATCGCGACTATTCGCCGATCCCGCACCACGGCATGCTGCGAAAGATTTGCGATAGCCACCTGCTGCGAATCGAAGAGCTGGAGCCGGGCTGTGTGCTGCTCATGGGGTTCGTCGCCGGGCCGGCGCAAGAGCAGCACCTGGGCATTTACACCGACGCGGGGACGCTGGTGCATGCCTATGCTCACGCCGGCGCCTGCGTTGAGCACCGGTACTCGAGCGCCTGGCGCTCGCGTACACGCCAGATTTACCGCTTCGCCGGAGTCGCCTGATGGCCGTCCTCGCTCTTGCTGTTGCTGGTGCCGCGCTGGCACCGGTCGGCTATGCCGCCATCGGCTGGACGATCGGCACCGTGGTCGGGCAGATGCTGTTTCCTGGCTCGCTGCCGGATCAGCAGGGTCCACGGGTCGGCGACCTTCGGGCGCAGCAATCGCAATATGGTGCGGCGGTCCCCATCCTGTACGGCACCACGCGCGTGGCGGGCAACGTCATTTGGTCGACCGACCTCATCGAGCGGTCCACGACCACGTCGGTCGGCGGCGGCAAGGGCGGCGGGCCTGAGCAGTCGCAGACGACCTACAGCTATTCGGTGTCGATGGCGATCCTCATCGGCGCGGGGCCGGTCACCGGAATCCGGCGCATATGGGCGGACGGCAAGCTGGTTTACAACGTGGGCGCTGGCGCATCGGATGCGACGGTGTTTGCGTCGAATCAGCTTGCGCCAGGTATCGCGTTCTACCCCGGGACGGAGACGCAGCAACCGGACCCAACGATGCAGGCCTATCTGGGTGCCGCCAACGTGCCTGCATATCGCGGGCTTGCGTACCTGGTGCTGGCTGATTTTCAGCTCGCCGACTATGGCAACCGACGCCCGAACATCACAGTCGAGATCGTCGCGGCCGGGTCGATCGTGTCGACGCAGCAATACGTGACGCCACCTCCTGTCGACGCGAACACCGCTTACCTGGACATCGCCACAGACGGAAATGTGCTGATTGCGCTTGATCAGCACCCGCCAATGCGCACGATCCGGTCGGCCGATGGTGTTTCGTGGAGTGGCGTTCGCACTGTGACTGGCGGCGGGGCTGGCCGGTGCATAGAGTGGTTCGATGGTGTTTGGACCATCTTGTCGACTACGGGCCTTGCGTGGTCGCGTGACGGCTTGTCGTGGACCTACGTGTCCGGCGCGATTGATGCGGGCACGTCGGTCGCGTGGAACGGTGAGATCCGCGTCGCGATCGGTAACGGCGCGACGTGGGCGTATTCGTATGACGGCATCACCTGGACCTCGATGCCAGTGCCGACGTTCGCCACGTGGCGCAATGTCGTTTGGTCGGGCGTTCACTTTGTCGCGGTCGCGTTTACCGGCGCAACGGCGATCAGCAGGGACGGGCGTGTTTGGGAAGTCGGCTCCATCGCTGCGATTGGAACTACGTGGAGTCGGCTCGCGTCATCAGGCCAGCATCTGCTGGCGGTCCAGTCCGGAAACCCGCAGGCCGCGCGGTCCACCGACCACGGGGTGAGTTGGTCGACGGTAACGATGCCTACCAGCAGGACCGACTGGGTCGTATGGGGTGGCCGGTACTATGTCGCCGTGACGGGGCTGACATCGCCGCCTGGCGTCACCGCTTACTCTCGGTCGGCCGACGGTATCACCTGGGAGCAGTTTGCCCAGTCGACAGCCGTGTCTTTGCAAGTGGTCATAAACCGAAGCGGCGTTTTCTACGCGCTGAATATCACGGGTGTGCCGAACCAGCGATTCGTGTCTATCCGCTTCGACACCGTCGAGCCGACGCCGGTTGCGTTGTCTGTCGTGGTGTCTGACATATGCGCGCGCGCAGGGCTGGCCGCCGGTGATGTGGACGTATCGGCGCTGTC